GTTCTGATGAGTTCTTCTGGGTATCTTGTGATTCGTCTTGCATCTTCAGATATTTTAAGATTAGTATCCCATTTAATCAATAAATCTCGCTCATCTACTTTCTTGCCACCGATAGTATACAACATAGCTACCTGCCAAGGAAGATTTTGACAAAAATTTAAGCAAAGATTTAAAGTTTCACAGTCGATAAAGACTATTCTTTTAGACTTATCAAACCTCAGTAGTTCATTTTCCATATTTTTCCTTGAATGATTCGGCGCAGAATTCGTTTGAAGAGCAGTGATCTAAATTAGGTTTATTTAAAGTTGTTCTTTCCGAGATGCATCGGAAGGTAAGGTAAGCCAAGAAGTCTTCTTTATTTTCATAATAGATAGACTGTGTTTTGACTGACAGCAGTTTATCTGTGACGATTTCTTCAATTTTATATTTAAGAATTTCATCAAATGGCAAATTATTATCTTCTACGAAATAAGTAGGATTACAAAAGCTCAGATCAGGAACACAAATACTATAAGTCAAATTATTCTTAAAAACATAAGAGTCGTAGAATGGAATGCAAAGACTCAAATTGTTTTCGTTCCAAAGCTTCTTTAAGCTTTTACAATCTATTCTTGGGTAATAATAAAAACCGTCAATACTTGCAAGAGTAGAAATTTTAATAAGATCGTAGTATCCATCAGTATTAGTAATAAAAACTATAACCTTGTGTTCTTTATCTCTTGACTCAGCTGTTTTGTTATCTATGTCATCGCATACAGTTAAGCGAAGACCGAATCTTAAATTTAATTTAGCATCTTCGCAAGACTTATAAGCTTCTAGGAAGCCAGAAATAGAATCGTCTACTAAATATAGGTTATCTAGATCTAGTTTTTTTGCTATATCTATTATAGAGCTAGGCTCATCCTCCTCGCTTGAGCCAGCCTTAGCAAGGGTCAAGATAGACTTGCCAAGGCTGTAATGAGACTTAAAAAGAGGAGCAGCCGAATACTTCATGCGTCAGTATGCTCTAAAGACGCAGGAAGTCAATCAAAATGTGGGGTCATTTTTTCTCCAGTAAGGGCAGCCTTTATATTCTGTTTTTTTAATGAGGGCTACTTTCGCGTCATTAAGTAGGTCTTCTCTCTTTAGAGAAGCTCTAATATATTTATCATTAGCGTCAGTGCCAACATAATAAGTGGCAGCAAGTCTAGATGGGCAAATCCACTTTCCTTGAACATCGCTTCCGCACATCCATTTCTTTTTGGGAGAATTAGCTGCTAGATTTTCGGTTGAGTTTTTCTCGTCAAATTTAGATAAGTATCCAGCAATATAAGCGAGATAAGCTTTGAATCCTTCTAGTTGTTCTTCTGTGGGCTTCGGGGCTTCTTGGATTGGCTGCTTCTTAAACTTTAAAAATATAAAAGAAACATCTGGAATGTGTCCTTTAGTTTTAAATACAGCCAAAGAATACATCAGATTTTGCAAATTAAAATCAATCTCTTCTTTAGAGAACTTTGCTTTGCTTGATTTATAATCGTAAATTTTATAATCAGTATCGTTAAATTTTGCAAGCTTATCTATAAAGCCATTAATTATATAGTCTTCTTCTTCTAGTTTAAATTCAGATTCAGCTTCGACAAGCAGCGATCCATTGCAAAAGAAATCACTTTGCAGTCCAGTCTGGATCATCATATAAATAAGATCCAAATTTTCTTCGTCGTCTACTTTTAATTTTTTGGCATTCTTTAAGATGAGCCTATGAATAGCCGGGTTTTTAATAATTCCAGCTTTTCCAGAACATAGATCTTCAAAATATTTCTTGTGCCTATCTGTAAGAAGTAGCTCAAAAATTAAATGACAAATCGTACCTCTTGACGCCCCGGAGTTTGAAGTGTCAGGAAACTTAAGGATATATTTAGAATAGTAAAGCCAGCTACATCCCTCAACAGTTTTAATCTTGCTCGCGCTGAGCTTAATTTTTTCTTTATTTATTGTATTGATTTGTGCCATTCTAAAATCCTGTTTTTATCTTTCAAGTTGAGGTCAGCAAAATCGTTTGCGCCCTTTGGTAATTTGATCACTATTTGATCAATGTCAAAATAATCTCTTAACTTATTTCGTGTTGCTTGAGCCGCCATGTTGCCAGCTCCATTTTCTGAGCCATCATTATTAAAAGCTATTACTATCTTACTAGGATTGATTGAAATAAGAGAATAAATAATCTTAGGAGTTACATTCAAACCAAAAGTAACAATACAATTATTAATTCCATTCTCTCTCAGCGCCAGCATATCACCAATGCTTTCGACTAGAATGATGTTTTTGGCAGATTTAAGATCTTTAAGATTAACTTTCAATGGGAAAACCCATTCTTTTTTATCTCCAATATGCTTCCATTTCGGCCTTCCTTCTAAGCTAAGTTTTGAAACGTCTCTACCTGAGAAGCCAATGATGTTATCTTGATTATCAAATACTGGAAATACATATCTATTAAACATCTTTCCGCTAGTGGCAACTCCACCTTGGAACTCTTCTAGGACAGAAGACGAAATACCTCGATTATTCCAATAAGAATGGTCTCTTAAAAGTTTAATTAAAATAGACTTCTCAAAAGTCGTGGTTTGTTTTGTTAATGCTTTTGGTTTTTCAGCTTCTTCGGAATTAGTATTTATCCCTTTAGCCGCTATCCAATGCTTTGCTTCATCAATGTTTTTTAGTTTAAGAGTTAACTTAACTAAATCTTCTATTGATCCGCTAATGTTCTCTTTGAAATCAACCCATTGTCCTGAGTTCTTCCAAATGCGTAATACACTATCATTATCAGAGTCGCGATAAAGAGGTTTAGCTCTAAACTCTCTACCGTTATCAGTTAATGTGTATCCTATGTCTTGTAGTATTTGTCTTACCGATTCGCAGTCGTTCATAAAACTTCGCCATCTTCAGAGTCATTTAGATCTGGCCGGAGCGCCCTAGCTTGCACGATTTCAGAAAGAGTTCCTGTTTCTTGTACGTTGAAATTAGCAATATTAAAACTAATAAAATTAGGTTGATATCTTACTGATCTTCCGTCTTGAATTCTTACGAGATCATGATGTCCTTGGGAGTCTCTGCCTTGGAATCGAGTAGCAAGAGGAATCATCTTATGAGAGCCGAACTCTTGACCGTCTTCAGCGATCTCTTCCACAGTCTTGCGCCTGAAGATAGCGACGTATGAAGCATACCATTGTAAGCGATCCGATTGAGAGATCGCGCTGCTATCGTCAACGCCATTCTCTGCGCTGCGATTTAACTGACAAGCTGTGAGAATTGGAACATTTAATTCTAGAGAAAGCTGTTTCAAAGAATTCACCTTGTCTCCGATTAGTTGGTATTCTTGTTTGTTTTTATCAGATTCTCCAGTTAATTTAATGTAATCATAAATGATCACACATGGATTGCCCCGACCAACTTTAGAGAAATACCAACGCTTTACAATAGAGATTATTTCTTCGATTGGTTTTCCGGCTACTTGAAGGTGATCTACTTGATTGCTTACGCTTCTTATCGCGGCTTTGCTTTCTTCAAATTTCTTGTAAAGCTGAGCATTCTTTTTCCAATTGCCAGTTTCTAGATGCCATACTGAAATCCCAGTAAGAGAAGAAGCTATTCTGAATTTCATGTCTATTGTAGACATTTCGGTATCAAGAACAAGAGCTTTGCATCCTTTGTTTATGCTTGTTACTTTGATAGCAAGATCGTTAAGGATTGTGGACTTGCCGTGCTTTGGCCGACTTACCCAAGCGTAAAGATTGCCGGGGCGAATGCCGCCATATAGACGATTGAAATTATCGTATGGAGTTTGAAGGCCATTTTCAGAAATAGGATTGTTTCCACGCTCTTCAATAATCTCAATAATATTAGAAGTTACGTCTTCTGGTTTATTGTTTTCATTAGCGTAGACACAGATCTTATCGTTATAAATCTTATCTGATTCCGTGATGATTTCTTCGATAGGCTTTTCAGCGCAGCTATGAGCGAACTTTTTGATCTCGTCTCCAGTCTGCTCGATTTCTCTGCGGATCCTCAGCTTCAACAGCTCTTTCGCCGCTTCAATAAGTCCAAGCTTAGTAGTCGGAATCAAACAAATGCTACTAACATAATTAAAGATATCAATAGTTTGATCTTTAAATGTGATTCCTAGATTCTGGGCTTTTTGAGCTATTAGAACTTTATCAATCTGCTCTCCTTTATTAAAGGTTTCCCTGAAAACGCAATAAATAGTATAATGAACTTCATTGACAAAATCATTCTCACAGATAAAATTTTCTATATCTGCATACGAATCAGAATGTTTAACTAAACCAGATAAAACATATTTTTCTATTTGAAGTGAATAAATGGGCATTACAGTATTATATTGTATTTTTCCTTAAAGAATTTTTCGCTCAACTCGTCTACTTGGTCGTGATAAACCTCAACAAGAATAAATTTATTAAGAGTTAGCCAATTTTCTTTAGCTACATCTCTTTTGATAGACTTTAAATAATTCAATCTGGATTCACCGTGAAAGAATTTATTAAAAGCAGAGTGCTGCGGACCATG